AAAACACAATGAACAATAATTATATAATATATGGGAACTTTTATAACATCTAATATACTTTCAGAAAATGGCCTTACCGCTAGTACAATTAGTGCGACAACCTTAAACGCTACTACTATTGACTCAACAACGATATCCGCCACAACGATATCGGGTACAACTTTTTATGGTGATGGTAGTGGGTTAACTAATATAACGAGTACCAATCTATACACACAAGACGGTACTATTGGTACAAATAGGGTTGTAACAATATCCGATACTTTAACATTTTCAGGTGGTTCAGAAATACGTGTTGTTAATGGTAGAACATATAAAGAAATTAACCAACCCTCAGATTTACCTACAACCTTAGTTACTAACACTACTTATATATTTAATGGTGAAACAACTATAACAAACAACATAACTTGTAATGTTGACGGTGTTGAATTTATAGGCTCAAACAGAGAGAATGATGGTGTTATATGGTCGGGGACTGGTGCGTTTTTAACTTTAACAGATTGTAATTTTGATTTTGAGAAAATGAAATTCTCTAGTCTTGTATCAGGTAACTCTATTTTAAGTGCAACCAATGTGGCAGCTTCAGGGTATAATAATGGTAGATTAAAGGTTCTTGCATTTGTAAATTGTCAATTTAGAGGAACATATGATGTGATGGATGTTAACGGTTATGACCTTGTAGACATAAATAACACATTGTTTTTTTATGTTAAAGCAACAAATTTTGGTTTAAGGTTTAGAGACACATCTAAAGTTGAGTTGTCATCTTGTGAATTAATTAGATGGTTCGATGAATCCACTATTCCAACACCAAGTGGGTACTCTACAGTATCAATGGTTGAATTACAAAACAATAATTTAGCTTCTTTTGGAGCAGTTAATATAAATGGATGTATTATCCACCCACAACAAACACAAAATGGGGTTGATATAGGAACTGGGTCTACAACAGGTTTTGGGACAATTGCTGCTAACGCTTTTATTAATGTTGGACTCACAACTGGTAAAGTATTCTTACCCCAAAACGTTGCCAATTTACCTGATTACTCCCTAACCTCAACAACAAATTACGATATATTTTCAAATCAAGGGTTATTAAATTCCAACGCAGGTATAATGATGACGGTTACAGATAATACACAACAAACGGTTTTGAGTGATGGTGTTCCCACAAAAGTAGATACCGATGGTCTAGCGGTAGCACAAGCATCAGTAAGATTTGACTTAAACGCTGATGGGAGATGTACCTACATAGGTAGTAAACAGATTTATGTGAGTGTTCATGTGTCAATAGGTTTTGATAAAGGTGGAGGTGGTACAGATAGTTATGTTTTTTATATTTATAAAGACGGTGTCCAATTATCGGGTTCACAGAAAAAAATACGAACTGGTGGTAACGAGGGTAGTATATCTATGGTGTATGGTACATTAATGGAGACAAATGATTATCTTGAGTTATGGGTAGAGGTTGTTGGTAGTAATGATAATATGGGGGTTGAGGATTTAGAATTCCTAATAAGAGAATAATTTTAATTTACATCATCACCATAGATATCAGTCTTAGTTTTACATTTTTCTTTTATAAGTTTTTCTACAAAAGCAAACATCTTTAACCCATTTTCTTCACAATATTCTTTTAATAATTTATGTGTTTGTGGTGTTATTTTTAAGTTTTTATCCCTTTTCATATAATATAAATAGACAATAAAACAAAAAGTATGACAAAAGTATGATAAAAGTCATACTATTTATTGTTGTTATACAACAAAATAAAATTTTTCTAAAAATCTAGCATATTTATAAATAAATGAATTACATAATATAAATTAAAAAAAATAAAATTAAATGGCATCAACAGATAGAATATTTGTAAGTCCAGGTGTTTTTACATCGGAGAAGGACTTAACATTCGTAACTAGACAAGTGGGGGTTACTTCATTAGGGTTATTAGGAGAGACACCTAAAGGACCGGCTTTTGAACCCGTATTTATTTCTAACTATAACGAATTTATTAGTTATTTCGGTGGATTAAACTCTGAGAAATTTAAAGGTTCTGGTTTTCAAAAATACGAACTCAATTACATTGCAAAATCATTTTTAACTCAAACAAACCAATTATACGTAAGTAGGGTTTTAGGTTTGTCTGGTTATGATGCAGGAAATGCGTGGTCAATAACATTAGATTCCGCTGAGGATCCTACAACCGTTGCTAGTACCGCTACAGGTGCTACAGGTAGTTTAGAACTGAGTTATACTGCTTCTACAGGAGGTACACCAATTACATTAGTATTTAATGGTACTGGTAGTGATAATATACAAGCATTATATGATGATGGTCAACTAACCGCAACATTTGCTAGTATCGGTACTGCAATTACTGGACAATCAGTTAATTCACCTACAACTCCAGTTTATGTTAAAACAGGTTGTGACTTTAGTGGTGGAACTTTCACATCAACAGTGACTGCGGCTGGAACATCAGGAACATTTGCAACTGGTACAACAACAGGAACGGCAATAACATATACTGCTAGTTGTTTAACAGACATCGATGGTTCAGTTATTGCAACACTTAGATCTAGAGGAACTTATAATGGAGATGAAGAATTAGTGTATGATATTACAGGGTCAACAGATGTTGCTATGACAAATACATCAAGTCTATCAAGTAACTCATTAGCTTCCTTTCAAATTACAGGTACCACAAGTGCTGGTTTAGCTATTGACTATGACGTTTCAATGGATAAAACATCTAAAAATTATTTAACTAAGGTATTTGGTTCTTCAACACAAGATAAAGAAACGGAATTATGGGTAGAAGAAATATATGGTAATGTATTAGAAGACTTAATTAGTAATGGTAAAGTAAGAGGTTTAGACACTACCTTTGTCAATATTAGTTCTACAGATACTAATAACTTAAATGATTATAAGGAACAATGGTTATCAGCTTATTCACCATGGGTACTATCAGAACTTAAAGGTACAGGTGCAGGTTCTACATTACAAAGACTATTTAGATTTATTACTATATCTGATGGTAATTCGGCTAACCAAGATGTTAAATTCTCTATTATTAATATTAGACCAGATAATAGAACGTTTGATTTAGTAATTAGAAACTTTAATGATACTGATACTAATCCATCGGTAGTAGAAAAATATTCTAATTTATCTATGGATAGTACTAGTAATGGTTATATTGCTAGAAAAATAGGTACTTCTAATGGGGAATATCCTTTAAGAAGTAAATATATTATGGTTGAATTATATGATGAAAACGACCCTAATTTAGGTCAACATTTTCCAGCTGGTTTTGAGGGTGTTTTAAATAGAAAATATATTGGTGATCGTACAGCGATTGCACCTAAGATAGAGTATAAAACTGCTTATGGTACGTCATTAACGACATCCCAACTAAGAAGAACTTATTTAGGGTTAAATTCTGGAATTGGAGTTGATCAAGACTTCTTCGATTATAAAGGTATAAGTGCGGTTGACGCTGGTGTATTAGACGCTAACGGTAAAAATACATATAGTGGTAAAACAGATGGGTTCCATTTAGATATTAATGCAATTAGTGGTACTGTCGATGCTGGTACTTCTACTTATGTACCTACATTACAAGTTGGTGTATCAGCATTTACTACTGAAGCTAGTTTAGTTGGTGGTCCATATGAAAAATTAGCGGCTAGAAAATTCACATTCGCACCATTCGGTGGATATGATGGATGGGATGAATATAGATTACAAAGAACTAATGGTGATAATTACACTAAAACAGGTTCTAAAGGTTCTTTAGGTTTAACTAGTGGGTTGTTTAGTACATTTGTAACTACTGAAGGTGATAACGGAATCACTTCTGATTATTACGCATTCTTAAATGGTATATATACTTACAATAACCCTGAAGCTGTTAATATTAACGTATTTGCTTCACCAGGGTTAGATTTAAGAGATCAAACAGGGTTAATTGAAAACGCAATTGATATGGTTGAAGTTGATAGAGCTGATTCACTTTATGTTCTAACAACACCAGATACTGATTCGGATGGTGTGGCTTTATCTGTTGGTGAAGCGGTTGATTTAGTAGAAGATTCGGCAATAGATTCAAATTATTCAGCCACATACTGGCCGTGGTTACAGATGAATGATACAGAAAATAATAAATATGTATGGTTACCACCTACTGTTGAGGTTATGAGAAACATTGCATTGACAGATAACGTAGCGTTCCCTTGGTTCGCAGCAGCTGGTTTAAATAGAGGTACTACAAACGCAGTTAAAGCTAGAGTTAAACTTAGATTGGATGATAGAGATACTTTGTATGAAGGAAGACTTAACCCAATGGCTACGTTCTCAGATGTCGGAGTTGTAATATTTGGAAACAAAACGTTACAAGTTAAAGAAACGGCTCTTAACAGAATTAATGTAGAAGATTGTTGTTACAAGCTAGAAAACTTATATCTGCGGTTTCAATCAGATTGTTATTTGAACAAAATGATGAGGTTGTAAGAAATCAGTTCTTAAGTTTAGTTAACCCAATTTTGGATAACATTAGAAAAGAGAGAGGTTTAACAGACTTTAGAGTAACGTTGGATGATACTCCAGAATCAATTGATAGAAATGAGTTGAATGGTAGAGTATTTATCAAACCAACAAGATCTTTAGAATACATTAGTATTGAGTTTAACATCACTAACACTGGTGCAAACTTTGATGATAT